GAGCCAAAATAGTATTACCTGAAAAAGGAACACCTCCACCAGCAGGGTTAGTAAATTGATAATCAGCTGAACCCAGCTGATCTTGATTTAACTTACCAATAAAACTTGATCCATTGTCTGCTTCTACTTGCCAAAAGGCATTGTTTTTATCTCCACAAGAAACTATAGAGTCTGCAGATTGGTTTACAGCTCCAATAACATTGAAAGAAACTACAGTTAGATTACCATCTTTAGCCCATGGTGCTTTTTGTCTTGCTGCAGCCAATCTTTGCGGATTTGCAAAATCAAACACATTTAAATCATTAACAGTTGTTGCACCTGAAACAGGAGTTGCAGCACTACCATCGGCTGCCATTTGCCATAATGATGAATTTTGTTTATTGTTCCAAGTTATTACATTGTTACCACCGTCTATACTAAATGTTGAAGTGTCTGATGCATCCCACCATCCAACTGTTTGAGCAAAATCACCTGGACTCCATAAAGGAGTCACTATATCTTCACTTAAACTATCACAAACTAAAGTTGCTTTACAGTTTGAAAGAGTTTGTACAGATAACCCATCTTTAAATAAAACAGGGTATTCATCAAACTGTATAGATACAGTTTGACCTGCGCTAACGCTTGTTTTAAATAAGGTTGTATTTACATCAGTGGGTGTTGTTAATCTTATTGATCCTATAGCACCTGAAGTATTAACTGTGCTTGATATAATAATAGCTCTTAATCTTGTTCTTCCAGCAAAAAAAGTACCAGTAGTTGTAATTTCAAATGCTTTTGTGTCATTAGACATATCTAAATCTCCTTATTTTATTCTATAAAATATGTAGCCTTTATACAAGGCTACATATCATTTAATTATCTATACTCCACCACCTTCAGATATAGTAGTAAAGGTATTGTTAATAGATTTCCAGTTTGAACCATCCCATACAGCAACCGCAGGTTGACCTTGATTACCATTAGTAACATAGATTAAGTCACCGACTGAGTTTCCGCTTGTTGGTGCATTAGCTACTGTATATGACTCTAAAGACGTTGTAGGACTTTGAAATGTAGGTGCAGAACCCGAACCATTTGAAGTTAAAATTTGTCCAGTTGTTCCTTCTGAAATACCTGCAAAAGCTCCATTGTTATTAACTTGTACTTGAGCGTTAGATCCTCCTGGAGTTCCTCCTCCTCCAACTGGATCTCCGTTTGCATCTTCGAAACCACCCAATGATTGAACTGGTCCGCTAAAAGTTGTTTTTCCCATGATATTCTCCTAGTTAAATTTTACATAGTCTCTAGGGAGTCGACTATACGCGTCTATGTAAAATATTAATTTAAGTATAGTAATTATTTTATATAGTAGATTATAGAAGAGTGCAAGCAATCCCTTTAAAAAACAACAAGTTTTTATATTTTTATATAAGTCTTAATTAACCAGCAAAAAGATGATTTTCACCATCTTTAGGATTAATATGGACTTCTTCTGCTTGTGCTCTAAGGATAGATCTAATTACTCTTTTTATCTCATCACCTAGAACAGACATTTCTGGTGTTATTTGTCCTTTGTTTTCAAGAAATAACTCATTCCATTTAGATTCGAGTTTCAGTTTCTTGGCGAACAGTACCATGTTGTCTTGAGCCATCTGTAACCTCCTCATAGGTTATGTAAAAATCATTTGAAGTACTACTATACTTCAGATCATTTTGTTCCCAATCTATAGCAGATTTTCCCAGAAAGTCAATTATATGTGGATGTAACTCTTCTACTGTATTTATTTCTTTTTGTACTTCAATTTCAAATTTGGTTTGAAGTGACTTAGTAAAAATTTTTATAAGATATTTATATTTCATAGGTTTGTCTTTCTAGCATAAAAAAAGGGGGCCCGAAAGCCCCCTTTTAATGTTTATTATTGATTACGCACCTTCAACACCGAAGATACCTCTAGGGTCAGATACACCAAAAGAGTATCTTTCTCTAGCTTTGTACTTCATGTTTCCAGTATCAAAATCACCTTCCATTTTAGTGGAAATAGGTGATCTCTCAAAGTACTTCATACCATTTGGTACATCAGTAGTAATGTAGAACGCATCTGGATCTGTTAGGAAGTTATTCACAGTATAACCTTGTGGAATCATTCCCATAGAATAGACAGCGTTGATATCATTATCAGCTGTACCAACTCTGTTGATTGACTTCATTAATCTTTCCGCTGTGAATTGTAATTCACTTGGAATGATCATTTTCACTGCTTTCGCAGCGATCTTAAGACCTCTTTCATCAGTCATCGCAGCAATGTCGATTAATGACTGTTCAAGAGAAGCCTCATTCAAGTCAGCTTGAACAGTTAAAGTGTTTTGGTAACTACCAGCAATTGTTGGGTGAGCAACGTTAAATAAAGAAACGCCATCACCAGAATCAAAATTGTTAGTAGTTGGTAATCCTTGAATTAAAGGATTAACAGCTTTAACTTGTTTTGTTTGAGACATAGATCTTGCTAGAGCCTTAGTGTATCTAGAAGAAAGTCTGTCATATAGGTTATCTTCAATCGCTTCTTCAGTGATTGAAAATGCTAAAGCAACAGTTTCGTGAGTGTATCTTGCAGTGAAAGTCTCTTGAGCATTGTCAAAAGTAACACCAGAACCCTCAGGTTTAACTTGTGCTTGAGCGAAACCAGATAACATTACTTCTTCTTCAAAAGCTCTGTCTGAAGTTTCCTTCGTATAGATCGCCTCATGTTGGTTTTCGTATTGTTTGTATTCCAGGCCGAATAGTGCGTTCAAACCTGGCTCTAGTTCTTTAACTAGTTGTGATCTTGATATAGCCATAATTTATCCTCCTATCCTAATTATATGCCTGTAGCACTTTTTAAGTAATGCTCGTTGATAGTAACAACCAGATTTACATTGGCACTTGCAGTGTCACTGTTTTCTGGATCTTTACTAATTCCAAGTATTCTTAATTGCGCTGAATCAGTATCTAAAGAACCTTTTGCAAGTTCTGATTTAGATACATAGTTTGCACTGTTACCCGCAGCATAAGTGATGTCAGCGTTTAAGAAAACATCAGCTTGGTTTGCTGTAGAGTCACATTGTATTTCGAACCTTTGATAAGGATCGTCAGCCACGAAAGCAACCGTGTCCGCTGCAGCTATGCTACCTGCGTAGTGGTTTGCCCATCTTGGCTTTGATGTAGATGGATCAGTATAAAAAACACCGTTTAGAGAACCAGCTAACCCAATATCTCCAGCCGCAGCAACATCTACTGTACCAGCTGCAGTTACTTTAACTGCATCTTGAAAGTAGATCGCTGAACTGTCGTTATTAGCGATAGAGTATTCTGTCAAACCGTTGTTATCATCATTCTGACCAACTTTGCCAATCGGTTTTAAACCGAAAGCGCTATCTTGATTTGCCATAGTATATTACTCCTATACATTATAGTTAGTTAATTTATTTTGTTGGTCTAGAAATTGTTAAAAAATTAACGTTTCTTTGAGCCACCAAAAGTTACACGAGTCTGTCGATCAACATTGATCGGCATACTTGGGTGCTGTTCCTTCATAAGATCGTTTTCGACTGCTTGATCTTGATCAATACCTTGCTTAGCATAGTATTCTGATCTTGACTCGGCGATCTCTTCCGGTACCCTTGTCAGCACAAGGCCACCAACTCCGATCACTCCCGCGTATTTACCATCTTCTACAACTGGATAATCGCTGTCCGGGTACTCATCCGATCTAACTAGTTCATAACCAGATCTGATTCTTCCAGCGATATTTTTAGTATCCTGGAAACCCATAGACTCAACTCTTACCCATCTGTGTCGGAACCCATTTGGGGCCGGGGGTGCATCTAAAGATGACGGTGGAGTCCAAACTTTTTTTCGAGCTTCTTTAACTCTAGTTTGACTCGCACGAGAAGTTCTTTTGTTATTTTCGTTTTCGTTTGACATATGCATTTACTCCTTCGTGATTAATCTTAATTGTTTAGCATAATCTTCAAGTGGCACACCTAATTTTTTAGCAATTGCTATTTGTGACGATGTGAGTTTCACTGTTTTGCGACTTGGCTTACTATTTCTAGAAGCTGAAGCTACTACTTGCGTAGGCTTCTCAGTCGTTTGTTTTTCAGTTATACCAAATTTATTTGGAAATTCAAGCCTTATTCTTTTGTCAATTTCAGAATAATACTCGTCTGAGTGAGGGTCAAAACCTTCTTCTTCAACTAGCTTTTTATGTAAGCCAAATGCAGTATAGGTCATAGCCTC